CTAAGATACTTGTACCCAAACAATGTATTAAGTCGTGTTTACCTGGTTGTAATAACCCATCATGTATAATGTGAACCATACGCTTAAGCATTAGTTCAACATCAATTTTATTTTGACCACCAAATGCCCAGCCATTAAAATGATTATCCGGATAGATATTTGGATCACAATACTTTTTCATTTCTTCATACCAACTATCACTTTGTGTATGAGTACGACCTTGTAATACATTTAAGAATTTACAGTTACCATTACGGTTCTTTATAAAATATTCATTGTTAATATGTGTAGCAGTAATGGCTTCTTCAATTGTACTAATACCATGAGCACTTTTGCCGGTCTTTGGGTCTTTGATATGATAAGTTGTTAGTGACTGACTTGGAATATCTAAACACATACCATAGTTCATGTATGTGTCCATCCAAGTTAATACTTGTTTTCGTTTCTTCATAGCCCGAGGACAGTTAGGATCTTTCCAATCAGCAGGCCATTGACATTTTAATATTTGAAAACCACCACTATCACCTAACATAAATGTCTTAGGATCACGCTTACGAATAATACTCTCATTGTTATCAATAACACTTGTATCTAAGTTAGCATGACCTGCACTATACAATCCCCATTGATAATAGTATAATCCTTTTTGTTCATTTAAGAAATTCAAACACTCAACATCACCGTTAAAGCCTTGAGGAATACGGTTAATGTCAAAATAATTTTCACCCTCACGCTGTTTACCTAGACCACTAATGTAGAAACTACTAATAGCAGGTAAAAAAGTAGCCCAGTCAGGATTATGTTTTTGTGTTAAATTATCTTTATCCATTAAGGTGCTTGCATTGCAACTGGTTGTTCCGCCTCATGTCTAGGACTTTTAAGTAATGTCTGAACCATTTTGATTTGGTCTTTTTTATCTTTAATTTGATTGACTAAATCTTTAATAGTAGGATGTTCCTCTGACATTCTTTCTAATTCTTGTTCTTCCATCATTTTATCCCTAGCCCAATTGAGAATATTTGTTGCCTCAATAGTTAGTGAAATGGTAGCGTTACTTTGATTTAATGTTATCCAACTAGTACCATCATAAACTTCCATTTTTTGACTACTAGTATTCCAACGCAAATTACCTAAACCTTGGGCACCGCTATAACCATTTACATAAGTACTAGCATTGTAAGAATTTGCAAGAAGATATGGACTACCTGTCATTATGTTGTCTATCATATTAACTCCTATTTCATTTCATATGTGCTGGCAACAAATAACTATAGTTTGTTAAACCACTATCTACCGTAATCTCTAGTGCTCCTTGACCATTGATACGAAATACTTTGTTACCATCTAAATTTAAAATGCTGATAACATGTTGAATAGGCCATTTTAGTTTCTTTTGTAATGTGCCAGTTACACTTTCTTGGAAAACAAAGTTACCATTATGTGTTGTTACATCACCAAAGTCGAAATAAAGTTTACCATCAGTTACCCGTGTTGTAAATGTTTCTTCTTCGCTATGAACTTTACTTTGACTAGTCAATCGTTGAATACTTTTTACACTTGGTTCAAACTCAACATCCCATGTTTTACCCTTGTATTCAAAAATCTTTACTTGGTCATCTACAACTTCTTTCTTCATTAATCTATAATCATTAACAAAGTCACCTGCTTTATTTTCAAAGTGTATACTCTCAGGAAGATTATCTTTGTTATAACTCATTGAGATTTTACTACCTTCACCATATTCGTCAAAACTCAAAATGGTTCGTAGTTTACCTAAATTAGGCATACCGAATGTACCGATAAAATCTGCGATAGGATTTTTAAAAGTACCATTAATCATTACTGTTTGTTTGTCTGAACTAGCATACAGTTTTGTCTCTGTATCTGTACCTACTATTTTGATAAGGTCAATAAACCCTAAGGCACTTGTATGCCTAATTATATCCTGTAAATAATCTTTCATGTTTTTCCTTTATTGTGTTAACTATTTAAATAGTCTGATTGTGTATTATATATGGCTTTAATAGAAAAAGCAACATTCAATTTAACCTAATTAGCTAAACTAAACAATTCATCAAATGTAGTTGAGATATCGGTATTCTCACGGAGTTTCCAATTCAACACACCTAATAAATTTTCAATCTTTTCATCAACTAATGATTGTTCCATTGCATCATCATCAAATGGCAACTCTTTAAACCATGTAGGTAATCTTAGTTCGTCAGTTGGGTATGCGATACTGGTATAACCAAGTGGATTACTTCTTAGTTTACAAACAACTATTTTCATACCATCTACAATTTTCATTGAATAATTATCACCATATAATTTTCTTAGATAGTTCCAATTAATCGCGGCTCTCGCATGACCAACACTACATTGTCCAGTCTTTTCAAACTTAATTGTATGATTAGTCAAATTATTGACACTCTTAGGTGATCCTTTGAGCCAACTATCTTGTTGTGAAAGTACTCGTTTAAACTCTTTGATTTTTTCAATGACCTCTTCACGACTCTTACCTTGTTGAATAACCATTTCTAGTACAGTCATTAAGAATTCTTGTATGTATTTAGGAGTATCTGCTCGTTTCAAATCAAGACCCATAGCCTTGATATCACCTTGTTGACCATTAACATCTTTGCGTTTACCTTCTTTGTCATAGATATTAATAGCATAACGTTTCTTTGTAATAAAGATACTACGGTCACCAATTAGTTCACGACCTGCTTTGATAATTGCACCGTTCTTGCGTGGAGCATGAAACGCACGTTCCATGAAACTAGGAAAACTTTCATTAGTTTCATCAGCGATATTATCATATAGTGATATGCAAAGGTCTTTGTCCCAACTTAATTCACCCTTTTCAATTTGTTCTTTCAATACTGTATAAGCACTGAAATAACAACTATCAGTATCACCATAAACAATAGCGTTACCATCATGACTATATGTACCTGTGACAATTTCATTTATTTGGCTCATCATATGTTTGACAATCTGACGACCACACAATGTTACACTTTGACCAATACGCTTGTCATAGAAACGGCAATGTTCATTCAACAATGCACCATATGCACTATTAAGTAAAATCTTACGAACAAGTTGTCGTTTATCCCAGTATTCTCTATCTTCTTGTGTAACACTTTCACGCAGTTTTTTCTGCATTTCTTTTCTATCACTATACCAACGACTTAATAAACCTGGAACAACACCTTCTTTCTCATATGTAAAAATTGTTCCATTCGCACTAAGCATCCAAGGCTTATGACTATCAAATATAAGTTTCCATATCTCTGCCGCACTTAGTTCTTCACTTGTACCGTCTTCATAGTCAATAGTTAATATAGTACCACGTTCCTGTGACATGATAGATGTATATTCTAAACAACTAAACAAACCTTCCCACAATATTGCACCAGTAACTTCATCATCGCCATCTTTATAGCGTTTCTTTTCCATTGCAAGTCGCAATCCTTTTTCTTTCATGTATTGCGTGGTGAGTGTTTGTCTAACTTGTCCAATAATTGTTTCCCCTGCCATGTTGAGGGCACGAATAACCGAGGGATAGAGACTGTTGATATCAACTGCTCCGACATATTCGTGTATTCCCGTTTTGGGCGTAGCAACATAGGCACCTGCTGCTTGTTGTTCATCATCATTAGTACTCCTTCGTTTTTTATCTGGAACCATTAATCCTCTATTATGTGCTTCGTTGAATATAGCCATTTCAATCATAGCTACCGATCCCATAACAGTTGGTAATAATACAGTATTCTCATGTGCTAATGCATTAGCCAAATCTAAAAATTTTAGTTTGTTGTGAATCTTAACTAACAACATTGTATCTTGTCTATTATATTCTAAAAACTTCTCCCAGTCTTTGTTATATAATTGATCCAATGTACCTTCATATTGTGTTTTATTTTCTCCTACTTCCATTTCGCCAATAGCATCTAGTTTATAACTATGGCGACTTTCATAGTTGTATTTCTTATATAACTGTAAATAGTCCATATGTATGCGACCAACTAAGTCATATGTTGTTTCTTCTTTACCAAATCTTTCATACTTTCTTGGTTTAGGAAATTGACCAAGTAGACAGAACTTTCTTGTATCATCTTTGCTCATTACTCTAGTGACACGGTTTACCATATAAGGTATATCATATCCTTCTGAGTTCCAGCCAGTCAATACATCTGCATCTTCAATCAACTGAAAGAAAACATCAAACATTTCTTTTTCTGTTTTGAATAATAAACAGTTATCATATTTTTTAGTGATTTCCCATGCAGTTTCATCACTCATATGTTTGGGTGCAATACAAAGAGTTACAAGTAATTCTTGCCAATCCAAATACATACTAATTGCAGTTACTGGATTGAATGGATCATCAGTTGGACTGAATCCTAGTTCAGGATCAAAGTCAACCTCAATGTCAAAGAAACATGTATGTAGTTTAGGTGCATCGACACCCAAATAGTTTTCACTTAAACAACGAAACACTACATTAACATCACTTTCAAAAAGTGTTTTGTTATTATAGATTCTTCGTTCTTTTTCAAACTCTGTACGTTTGCGTGTACTAAACCTACTTAATGGTTCACCATATATACTACGAAACTTACCTTTTCTATCTGGATAATAGAAAACATAGTTTGTAGGATACTCATTGTAATAACGCTTACCGTCACTACCTCTTTCTACAACATAAATTCTATCTTCATCCCTTGCGTGGATGGCATCTACATAACTCAAATTGTTTTACCCACAGTTTCTAAAATAGTATTGAGTTCTTCGTTTTCTTGGTTAGTTTGTGTTAAGCTGGCTTTATGTGCTACACGGATTGCCTTTTTAAGTACACTAGGCTTAACTTCTAGTTCTTCTGCTATGGCTTTTATAGTATCACTTAGTCCCTCGTTAAGGGTATCAATTTCATGTAATACTGTCATACCCTCATTTACGAGTTGGGTAAGTTTAATCTTTTGATCGCCGCTGAATATTTTTGCTGTCATGTTTACTCCTTGAGAACTACTTAGTATATACTTTGTTAGTAAAAAAGTCAAACTTTTTGTGCAGAATAGGGTAAAATAGGCACCGAAGTGCCTATTGGTTATTTCTGTTACGAGGTATTTCCTACCCTAGGCTGCGTATTTTCACGCTGCCAATGCGAACTGTGAGTCGTTTGCGTTTACTTTTTTTGCTTCTTCGGCCGAGTTCCCCCAACCCTAACGGTTTTCACATTACCGTGCTGTCCACTCTGTTACTCTTTGCCCTGTCGAAACCATGGCAGGCCCATCATAAAGAAACTTTTTTGAATATCGGTGTGCTTTGAGCCGCCATTCTAACAAATTCAAGATTAGTTGGGAAACTATCCAGTGCGCCTTTGTGATTGAACATTCTTAATGTAAGAGGTGATCCATCCTCTACACAATAGAAAAACATTTCAGTAGCACCTGCTTCTTTTTGTTTGTCAAAATAACTTTCAATATTCATTAAACTTCCTTATGGTGGACCTGGCGGGAGTCGAACCCGCGTCCAGAACACTTTTCTCTTTGCTTCTTACAGCAATACCTTACCATTTACCATCAGGACATTTCATTAAAGGAATCAATGTTTTGACTGGCATATAACACCCACACAAATTACAAATTTTTTTTTCTTTAATAAAATGCTGACATTCTGTACAAATTTTTAATTTGTCATTCATACATTATATATTTATATAAATCTATTGTCAATATTTAAAGTTTTATATTTGCCCATTAACTAAATTTAGCAAATCCAAAGTTGATTGCTTTAACGCCAAAAAATGTAAACAATAATGTAAATATCATTTTAAAAATTGCCATCCAACTTGGCTCATTATCCATAGCAATTTTTACTAACCCAGCATCTAATTCCATATGTGAGTTACTACTTTCAATCTTTACTTCTTTGTCTAATACTATTTTACCATTTACTATTTTAGATTGTTGTTTTTGTGCATATTTAATTCTAGCCTCTTCATCCGAATCGGCTTTTATATTAAATTCTTTTATTTTATCAACTTCGGCTTGTGCTCTTTTTTGAGTATATTCTGCTTCAATATATTCGTTATAAAAATATGATGTTAGACTTAACATCAAAATAACAAATATAGCAATTACTGAATAATATGTTTTTTTATTTGATATCATGTTTTTGACGAATAAGAGTGTAAGTTGCGCCTCCGGGCATGTTTTGTCTAATGACACTATATCCTGTGCCATTGATATATCTATCAACCATTCTGTCATATAACCTAGCTCTACTGCCCGTTGGGTCATCATCTTTTTCTGCGGAGAAATTTATTTTATTGGGTTTTTGCTTGGCAATGAATTCTCTAATTGCAGTTAACACCGTGGCTAATACGCTGTAAGCATCACCTTGACCTGTGATTTCTGAACTGTCATCTCGGAAGAAATCTAACATCCAACTGTTCTTAGTTTGGTCTGAAAACATTATCTCAAGTCTAGTGCCATCATTTAGATATGTATAGGCATCATAGTCTCCGTGATCACCTCTGCTCCATTGTATGTCGTAGGGTTGGTTAAAGGCCTCTGTCACATCTTTTTTAACAGGGCGCCAATTGAACACAGTCATACCCATGTTATTATATTCTTCAAGTTGCCAATTAGCACCTAAGATGTTTTGTATCACGGGTACAAAATACTTTCTATACAAACCAGCACGGTTGTCTTCTTTGGCTGTAAACGATACTGAAGGCGGACGAGCCTTTTGCATATACTCAGGTAATTGCCGTTTAACTATGTTAAGAACTGTGCTTAATATCTTAACAGTACTCTTGCTGGCCGAAGTAGGCAGTGTGGGGGTGTCGTAGTTACCATTTACTGTAAAGGTAATGTGTAATGTACCATTAAACTCACTACGGTCAAAGAAAACATCAACCCAGTGATTATCTACTGTTGAGTGAAATAGACTACGCTTTCTCTTACGGTTGGGTTTATATTCGGCTGGGTTATTACCCAATTCATTGAGTTGTGTAGATTCAACAATGATTTCATTAATACGCATTTAGTATTTAGCAGGGTTAATCTTCTACACCATCAAATACTTTATTGAACCAGTCTAATGCATCTTCTTCGCTATCAAAATACGGGCTTACTATATGTTTATTCTCATTTACATAAAAATATGTGTACGAAACCATCCCTGCATCACGGTATTTTACTAGTGTCATAACATATAAACCTTTATTTTATTTATAGTATTTTACTTACTTACAACTTCTTCTACAGTTGGATCGGGTAAACCCGAATAAGTCTGGCTGTATGTGATTCTGTATCTATTGCCCAAAAAGTTTATAAATTGAGTACCTTGTTCTATTAACTTTCCTGAAAGAATTAGCCAAGTTAATATCTTACTTCTTTCTTGTTCCGAAACTAATTTATAATTATAGCCCACATTGTATTTATTTTTATAAATGGATATATTCCTCAATAAATAATTGTCTAAGACCATCTTGAGGATAACATGGAAACACGGTACAAAGAACTTGAAATACTTATAAGTAAATTTATTAGAAAATTACCAGACAATATTGAATACGAAAAACGGTTAGAAGAAGAATTAGAACTCATCGCAAAGTTGGGTTTCGCAAAACATTTTTTGCGAGTTGTAGAAATATTAAATCTCACTAAAGATATACCACATATGACTCGTGGAAGTGCGGGTAGTAGTTTATTATGTTGGTTGCTAGGTATTAGTGATGTAGACCCAATAAAAGAAAATATACCATTATCACGTTTTATGAATCCTAAACGTGATGACTTACCTGATATTGATTTAGACTTCCCGCACTTTCAACAAGAAACAGTTATGAACCGTATATATAAAAACTGGCCTGGGCAAAGTGCTAGAGTTAGTAATTATGTAACATACAAAGAAAAAAGTGCTGTCCGTGAGGCTGCTAAACGGTTTGGTGCTAAAGGTAGACTACCCCGTAATGTTGATTTGGATAAAGTTGTTCCCGAGTTTGCTGATGATGCTAAAAAATTAGCAAACAAATTATTAGGTAAGAAACGTTGCATCAGTAAACATTGTGGTGGCATATTAATATTTGATAGATCGGTACCAAAAAGTTTAATCAATGGTGAAAATCAAATATTGTTAGACAAATATGAGATTGAAGATTTAGAACATTTTAAGATTGATATACTTGCTAATCGTGGATTAAGTCAATTATTTGAAATAGAACCTAATATGAACTTGCTTGACTACCCTGAATACGATGAAAAAACAAGTGAGTTATTGGCAAGTGGTAATGTATTAGGCGTAACACAAGCAGAAAGCCCTGCTATGCGTAGATTGCTTAGGGCAATAAAACCTAAACGGCGTGAAGATTGTGTATTAGCAACAGCATTGATTCGTCCCGTTGCAACACAAGGTAGACGCAAAGCAAGTTTCTTTCAAGATTGGAGTAAAGATAACTTTGATAACACAATAGTATTTGAAGATGATGCCATTATATTGATTAGTAAATTGTTAGGTTGTAGTGAATATGAAGCAGACATGTGGCGTAGAGCATTTGCTAAAAAGAATGAAGAAAAGATATTTGAATTTATGCAATTAATGGGCGAACATGAACACAAAGAAGAAATATTTTACGCACTAAAAGAATTAAGTAATTTTGGTTTATGCCGTGCCCACGCAATTAATTTAGGTAGACTAATATGGGCTATTGCATATCAAAAGGCACACAATCCAGAAAAGTTTTGGGAAGCAACATTAAAACATTGTCAAGGTAGTTATAGTCGTTGGGTATATCACCATGAAGCAAAACTAGCAGGAGCAGTTAATAGTGTGTATGAAGGTAACGAGTTAAATGAGTTAATGATAAAAGGTCATTGGCATAGTAAAAAATTTCTACCAATGTGCGGAGAAAAACGCAAACCAGGTGAAGTAGAGTTTTGTGGATTAGTAGCAAACTACCGTGTATTTAAAAGTAAGCCAAAAGAATATATTACATTTGTTACAATAGGTACTGGTAATGGTCGTTACCTAGATGTGATTTTAGACAAAGCAATAAGTTTACATGACCAACCTATATTATGGGGTGTGGGTAAATTAGGCTATAAAAATAACTCAGAATATGTTACAGTTAATAAGCACAAACGCTTTAAGTTAAAGGATTTAATAAATGCTAGTAAAGTCTAGGTTACATATGCATAATCACAACGGCCCTAATGGTCGTGCATATATCATTGGTGAACGTGATGCACTAAGAAGATTGGGAGAAACACTAATTAAAGCAAGTAAAAGTGGTGTAGGGTTAGAAACTATTGACTTGTATACAAGTGATGGACATGAGTATGAACTTATTATTACACGTGAAGTAAGTGAAGATGAGTGGCAGAATTTACCAGTACCATATGATAAGAAACATGATCCTACAGTTTTAGAAATTATACAAACTTATAATGAATTAACTACTTAATTGTGAGTGAAATTCATATCTACAACCCAATCTAACTCTGGATCATATTTAAGTAATGCTTGCACTACATTAGTAAAACTTTTACCAAATCTTGCGGTTAAACTTTTAAGACGAACTGGATTATCATTTTCATCCATAAATTGACCATCCGCACTTATAGAGTCCTCAAACTTACCTTTGGTTAAACCAATCCCTTTAGGGTACTCAGGTCTTTTATCATGTTGATATTCTAATTCATCATATGCATCCTGGTCTAAGATTGGTGTGTCATTGTTCATATTAAACACGCCAAAATGTAATTGATATTTTTCACCAACATGGGTTGGTTGTTTTGGTAATACTATTACTAATGGAAAATGTTCATTATAAAAATCAAATTGATTATTGTTTGTAGCTGATGTACACCAACGAGTACCACGACCATAATAACAAGCGGCTTGTCTATCATTGGGTATTATTGCTCTTAATACTGCATCATCATATAGTTGAATTGCATTTCCCTTATCTATTTGTTGTGGTAGAACATCTTCATATTCATCTACTACACTTAAGAAATCACCAAAACTTTGATATTTGTTTATATCATTTCTAGGACTAGGAATTCTTCTTCTTAAAGTTAATTCATAAAACTTTTTTAAATAATCATGTAATGTTGACATTATATCTTCTATAAAAAAACTACCATTTTCTTTTATATAAGTTCTAATTATCCATTGCACATATTGCTTGTTTCTAGTTGGATCGCTTTTTTCAAATAATTCTAACAAACCTTCGACTTTTAAATTGTCATCATCTTTGTGCATCATGCTATATCTACGGTAGGTAGGATCATTATTAGCTGCCTTTAATAACATTGCACCATAGTTTTGTTTTGTTACATCACGCCTATATTCAATTAAAAACTCTGTGGCTCTCATACTCTATGCACCAACCTTACATGACCATCACGTGAAATATCAATATTATTAGCCACGTACTGGTCTATATTCATATTACTATTTCTACCAAAATAGTCGTATATACTCTTATTATATACTGCCTCTAAATTTGTATATTTTAGTGGTTCCTCTGATTCATATTCCATAATATTGTCTGCTATATCTACCATTTCTCTAGGGCTCAAAGTTACTGCTTTTTGTACATCATTAAAGAACTCCTGAGCCTCCATGTTAAAATCTAAATAATCATTCAATCCTGGATCATCGTGAATTTTATCCCATATCTCATCATCGGTCATTTCATCATTGATAATGCCTTCGTGTTTGGCAGTATTTAATTGCCATTCACGGTAGTATTCATCCTCTACTTCCCAATCATTTATAATTTCCCAAACACGGTCCATAGTAATACTACGAATTTGTTCACCAATTGTTTCTAATAATCTAGGATCAGTAAACACTATCCAATCATTTAAGTCTGGTTCTACTTTCTTAAAGAATTCAATTGTACTAGGAAAACGGTCAGTAATTAATCTATAAAAATTAATTGGATCATCTTCTTCGTTCATAAATTGTTCAGTAGGAAAATGTATTTGATATTTTTCTCCGACATATTTTGGTTTTGTGGGTAGCATTATATATAATGGGCCTGAACCACTATATCTATCAAAATAATTTGTACCTTTAGTAGCGGCCGTACACCAGGTAGTTCCTTGACCATAATAACATGCTGCCTGTTGATCTTCTGGTACAATGATTCTAACTTCATCACTAACAAATACTTGTTTACTAATACCTTTATCTTTTATTGGTTCAGGAGGTGGTTCGTAATTTTTCATCACAGTATAAAACTGTGAAAATGATAATCGCATAATGTCTTTGGCATCTTTAGGAAAATCATTGCGCTTTTTGTATTTGTCATATTCAGCAATTAATGGAGTTAAAACATGAGCATCTTCTAATCTTTTCATTGTTTGTTTACCATATTCTCTTGCTAGCCATGGTACATATATTTTGTTAAGTGTTGGGTCGGCTTCTTCTAAATTTTTTAAAACATGGTCAACAATTTTTAATAGATCAGGTTGACCTTCAGGTGTTTTAAATGTTGTATTATAGAATTCATATTGTCTTTTGTCTCCACCTAATACAAATGCGTTGGCAAGGTTTCTACCCATCATTTGAGTAGTTTTATTTCTATCGTATTCAATTATGAATTCTTTGGCTCTCATTACTGAAACATTTCAGGATGATCTTTGCCGTATATCTTAATATACTTACCGGCAGCCATGTCTGCTAACATTTCAATTGGACTACCAGGATAACTATCACCATCTTTAATCATACCTAGTTGCATTTGACGATGATGTGTTAGTTCATGGAATATTGTACGGAAAATATCTATCATATTTCTATTACCTACATATACCCAAATTTCATTACCTTTATGTACACCAGTATGATGTCCCTTTTGTGCAGTTTCTGTATTTTTACTGATAGTAATCTTTGGATAAGGTTTTTGCATATTAAGTGTTTTTATTGACCACTTAACAAAATCTTTTATTTTTTGTATATCTTCAGGTCCATTAACTGATTCAGTAATTTCGTCATTCTTTTTTTTCAATGGAGTTACATTACCTTCTGGCTCTGTAACATTGCGTTGTTTAGGTGGAAAAACTCTTTTGCCATATTGAACTTTTGACATAGGGCGTTTTAATGGGACAACAGTGGCTTCATCAAATTGTGTAGTATCAGTATATTCGTATCCATCATCACCAATTAAATCATAATAACTCAGTTTGTTTGTCTCAGCATCATATATTAAATCAGGCATACCACGATATTGATTTGGTGGTTTTTCAGCATCATACCATGCTTCCCTAGCTATAGAATGCAAAAACAATTTTTCACTATCTTCTTCATGGATAGAATATTCATATCCCAATGATTTGAATCGTTTATTAGTTTCATCAAATAAACGCTTTTCTTCTTTTTTACCCAATTGTGCCATTTGTCCTTGAGCGGCAGTGGGCATATATGAACCTTCCCAAAATAACGCTAAAGCAGTTTGACTTAGTGCTTTTAATTGAGTAATAATATTAGGAGTTAATGGATTTTGTTGTCTAAACTGAAGTACTTGACCTTCATTAAATTTTTTTTTAAACTTCTTAATCCAGGTATCAGGGGTATGGCCATATTTTTTAACAAACATATCATGTAGTTTTTTACCCGTGATTTTATGTTTGGCAGATATATTTTGCATTAATCTGTCAATTGTAGTATAGTTATGGCGTTTAAGTTTGGGCAGTCTGTTTTTTAATTCTTCAACTGCTGATTCTTCTAATTCGTATGCTCTCATACTTATATTTATCTTAAAGTAGAGTAGTTGCTCACTTTGCTAAACAGGGTAGCGAATCCTAATAGCACGCAGCAGCCGCGCACACGGTCCTAAGGTCGTGTTATTTTATCCCTGCAAGGGATTTCATTCTGTTTAAAGTTGCTGATTCATCCGCTTGTGTTGATGAATAACTGTTGTTTTGAGTTGGTTCTTTATCTAAAGCTGACTGTTGTGTTTGTGGGGCTGACAAAACACTTGATGGAGAATTTAATTCTCTGCTAGCTATTTTATCTAGTGTATCACCTGGTTTTATAGTGTAATCTTTATCACCCACTTTGATGGTGTCACCAGCTCTAATATAATTTACATTTGAAATTTTATTAGGGTTTGCTTGTTGAATTGATTGTGCTCCTGCAGTACCTTTATAACCTGAGGTATTTGAGATCGGCGTTGCGGGTGCGCTAGTTCCAGTAGACGCAGGTGGTTTAACCGCAGCAGCCTTGGGAACAGATTCTGGTGGTGTTTGTGGATTAACTATTGTTTCTTTATCGTCAAGTGCATTTGGATTAGTGTTACTATCACCACTAACCTTAGGTATTGTATTTGTTTGTGTGGGTGATGTGGCAGAAGGTTTTACAGGTGCAGCAACAGGCGGTACTTTAGATTGACTACCTCTTCCAGTCATACCTTTTTCTTGTGCTCTTTGGTTAGCTGCGGTTGTTACTGGATTTAAACTTTTTGCATTGCTACCAGATGCACTATTATATGCGTCTCTAGCCAAATTTACACCAGTTGCCCCATATGATATTGCAGGGCCTACTCCTGGTAATAGTCCACCTGCCGCACCTAATGCAGATATAACAGCACCTGTTCTATCACCGTTCTGGTATCTTCTATATGCTTCTTCAGCATCTAATGCTACACCAACACCTGGGATGGCTTTGCCTAAAAGTTTAGAACCTAATGATTTACTACCTGCTTTAAGACCTGCTTCTGCTCCTGCTTCTGCACCTGTGGTAGCAGCTCGTTCAACTGATGATGCACCAGACAATGGTTTATTTGATAATGTAGGTTCGCCTGCTGACACCTTACCTAAAGAATCTTTAGGAAGTTCTACATTAGCAGGAGGAGGAGATTTTGATGCTGGTAAATCAGGATTTTTAGGATCTTTCCACACCGCAGGTCTAGGATCTCCTGAGATTTGTTTTTGTAATTCTCTACGGGACTGCGCTTGTGCTTGCACGTCTTTAATATCTACTTTAGGTTTACCTTGTTGTGCTTGTAATTTATCTAATTTATTTGATATATCCTGCATGTAAGGATCTGGTTTACCTGCTCGTTGATATGCGGGTACTTCTTGGCGAGTAACATCAGCTACATCTTGTGGTCCAAGTCGACCAAGGGCTGATTTTTCTGCCCATGGGTGGTCAGGTATATTTGTACTAGTTGATGTCCTCATATTTGGTGGTTTTTCATAATCTGCAGGTAGAGTAGGAGCAGGCAATTTATCTACTTTTGGTTTAGGACTAGAAAAAGCATCAAATTTAATGGGACCCAACTTCATGGGATTATATTTTACAACGCCGTCAGTTTTACCACCAGGTAGAACTTTTCCTGGTATTCCGGACATTTTATCATCTTCATTTATTTTATTAAATTCATTGAAACGCATATTGTATTTATTTAAATATCTTGATTACATTATATAGATTTTACCAACCATACTTGATAATACATCACTAAACATTAATTCCATATCACGTGCTAGTATTTCTGTGGTATATTCTGTATCTTTTACTGCTTCTGGACCTAATCTTAATTGTTTTGTACTACGCCCCCATGCTTTGCGTCCATAATCTACTTTACTTGGTAATCTATTTAATGTGATGTTTCCTGTACCCAAGTATTGAGCAAACATCTCATAAAAAAATTCATATGGTCTTTTTATTAACCCTTTACGGCTACTTTTTTGTGTACCTATTTGATTAAACAAAGCACTATACTCTTGTCTTAAATCCCAATTCACTTGAGTATCAAATTGGTTAACTACCCTTTTACCATAATAATCTTTAAGTAATTCATTTATTCCCTTAAAGAAATGTGTTTCTGCTTCACGCCATGGTCCTTTAGGCTGTTTATCTTGTCTTAATCCTCTATAAGTTGTAGCATTAATTGCATGTCCTATTCTATGTGCCATAATCCATGGCGTCATCATTACTTTACTATCACCAGTATTACCCACAAACATAATAGTAATTGCATCTACACTATTATTAATAAGTTGGTCTGCTATTTCTTTACTAAAACTATTTCTAATTTCATTTGGACCCATTTCTCCATATTCTTTAAATTTGCCCGTACCAGGTACATTACTAAAAAATAATCTAAAATCGTATGGAGTTTGTTCAAAGAATTTTTGTGCTTTAAGTTGACTAACTTTATGTGGAATTAATTTTTTCTCATATCCACGAAATGGTCCAGGTTTATTAAAATCACCTATGGGAACATAGTCTGTAAGGGGAGCCTCAGTAACAAACTCAGTTGCTCTCATTACTCACGCTCAGTTTTAAGTATACTGCGAATAAACCATGCTTTCTTGCCATACAAATCTTGTAGTTCGGCTAAGTAATTAGCAATACCTTGTTGCTTCTCGTTTGTTGCTTCGTCAAACATTGGCACAATTAATTCTAACATTTTATCAATATCACTTAATGTTTCGCTAAACATTAAACTAGCACGGGGGATTTTTGTTTGATCTGGAATGATTGATAATTCATAATAACGCTGTAAACTACCTGGAGTATAATGACCTAAAATTCTTATATATTCTGCGATTGGATCGATAGTTGCATTTACATCACCATACAGTGTATCATAAAAAGCATGGTATTGTGGGAAATTACTGCCTTCAATATTCCAGTGAAAGTTTTGTGATTTGATAGCAAAACTTTGTGTGCTTGCTAATAACACTTTTAAATTGTCTGATAACATTTCGGTGGATTGCCTTTATATTTTAAATAGAACTCAAAAACTTGTCTATCCATATTTAGTGTCTTAATAATAGTGTAGATATAACATCAGGGTCATTGGCACTTATATCACCTTCACCTGGGGCAACAATAACATGATATTTTAAACCTTTAATCTTTGGTCTATTGATATACTCGTCATAACTCAAAATACTGTTACTACTAATATTGTATAGTTTAGCTAGTCTATGTTTTAGTTCTGATAATTTATCACTTTGTATTTGCCATTGACCTTCAGGTCCTTTGGCTAAATTACCTTTTTTATCCTTAACTAACAAATCATCAAATGCATCTGTAGGGACAATACGACTATTCTTTGTTGTATCTAAATTAGGATCAGAAGCCTTAACTTTTTTCTCTTGTGAAGTATGTGCACCTTCACTCCAATTAATAATAAAGTTGCCTGGCTTTTGAGCAAGAACTGCATCACTCATCTTTGTGTATGCATAAAATTTAACACCAGGATGTTTCTTTGCCATACTCATTGCTAAATCAAAATATTCTGGACTAAAGAAATCACCAGCATCATGCCAGCGAATTGTTACTTCATATCCACCTTTATCGCCCAATTTTTCTTCTTTTTCTATTTCACTACTTAATTGGTCAAAGAAACCATCTGGATCATTCAATAGATATGTTAGTATACGACCATCACTTAACCAAGCAGCCTTAAACTGTACTTTACCACCCTTCATAGCAAAACAATCTACTTTACAACTACCTGCACCTGGACATGTATTAACAATAATTAATTTATCTGTACTTTCATCTACAGCAACACCAGTCAATGCCGCAAAGCCAACATTGAAGAATTGTTCTAATTCCCCATTGCTGTGTTTCATTTTTTCATTTTGCTTTAATAACTTTTTAGGTCTTTGTTTTAATGCTTCAACAACTGATTCTTCTTTAAATCTTTTACCATCTTCATCATAATATTCAATAACACTACTACGGTGCATATAAGGCATTTTATATTTGTCAGATTTTGTTTTACCTGATGTATATTTAGGAATGCCTTTTTTATCTACTTTAACTTGACCAGTCTTTTTATCAATGTCATCAGTACCTTTGATTCTTTTCATGTAATCTTGGAACTCTTGTCCGCCAAATTCTCTTTGACTTGCAGGTAGTTTAGTTGCTTCTGGAATCAAACCCTTTTTGGCTCTATTTTCTAATTCAATATATTTTTGTTTTAATTTTTCATATGTTACCATATCATTGCGTTGACTTGCTTGCATCATAGCATCGTGAATTTTATCTATTAATCGTATGTAGTCATCCATATGCATTCTGTCAACTTGCTTAATATCTTCGCCTACATCCTTTTTATTTTGATTTACAGGTACGGTTTTGTATACACGCTTAATCGGATCATATACAGTTTTACGAGGTCCTTGCTTGGCTAATTGACCCACACGCTTAACCATACTATCAAATTGATCTGGATCATATCTGCCGGCAATTTTCTTATCATTTTCGTCTAAATCATCTGTGTCATTAACAAATTGTTGTGGCGTCATTATTTTAATACCACTTACTGCACCAGGTAATTTAGGCTCTGCACCCTCATATAACTCAATAATTTTCATATTAGCAATTCCACTTTCTTAG